AAAGCAGCAATATGTAGACTGCCAAGAAAAGACGCTAACGAAATGCTCCTCGCAGGAGAGGGGGAAGAACTTAAGGATCTGTTATTCAAAGCGATCCCTGCTAGACCAGATGGAATACATAACGCCTATGATTTATGGGAGCAGTTAATAAAGAAAGACGAGACAGGTGTATGTAGTTATCCATTTCCTATACTTAACAAAATGTGCCAGGGGTTTCGTAAGCAAGCACTTGTAACTATCTGCGCAGGAACAGGATCAGGTAAGAGTTTGCTGTGTCGTGAAATGGCATATCATTTTCTTAACAATGGATTAAAGGTAGGCTGGATCGGCCTCGAAGAAAGTAGCAAAAGAAGTATGCAAGGCATATTATCTATTGCACTAAATAAACCATTGCATTTAGAACAAGACAAGATAGATGAAAAAGAATTACGCCAGGCATTTGATTATATATTTGCTGGTAATAGATTCTTACTCCTGGAACACTTCGGCTCGTTAGATCCAGACAGACTGTTAGAGCAGATAACATACATGGCTACAGGAGAAAACTGTGACGTTATCTTTTTAGACCACATAAGTATTGTTGTATCAGGTCTGACAGTAGGAGATGAAAGAAAACAAATAGATGTATGCGTAACTAAACTAAGACAGGTGGTAGAAAAGACAGGTGTAGGTTTAGTTATGGTCAGTCACTTGCGCAGAACTGATGGTAAAGCAGCAGAGGATGGTGGAGATATAAACCTAGCCAGCCTGAGAGGAAGCCAAAGCATAGCTCAGTTAAGCGACTTGGTTGTATGCGGTATCAGGTCGCAGACTGATGAAGAAAAGAACAACGAGCTACAACTAAAAGTGTTAAAGAATAGACACACAGGTTGCCTGGGCATGGCAGATAAACTTACATATACAGAAACGACAGGTCGCCTAATGGTTGCAGCCTCAGATTTTTTTGGAGAAAAATTATGACACTATTGATAGATGCTGATTGGCTAATCTATTCTTCCTGCTGCGCTTGCGAAGTAGATTTCCGTGCTGACGATGGCACACACTTACTGCACAGTACAGAAAAAGATGTCATGGATCTTGTTGACATAAGGGTAGAAGGATACAAGAAACTAGCTGACGATGATAGTGGAGTCATCATGTGTTTTACTCAATACCCTACGTTTCGACATGGAATATACCAGGACTATAAAGCCAACCGCATAGGTCAACGGCATCCACTTGCACTAAAGGATGTAAGGCAGATAACAAAAGAAACATATCGTTCTGTTGCATTCGAAGGATTGGAAGGAGATGACGTTATGGCATTGCTTGCTACTAATGGTCAGCATGAAAACCCTGTTATTGTTTCTCCTGATAAAGACATGAGAGGTGTGCCTTGTACGCTATTGGCAAAGGATGACCTGGAGCTAATTACAAGAAAGAAAGCAGATAGATTTTGGATGCAGCAGATATTGTCAGGAGATCATACAGATAACATCGAAGGACTTGTAGGAGTTGGACCAAAGACAGCGGAGAAAATGTTAGAAGATGCAACTACAATAGAAGAGATGTGGGATAAGGTAGTTAAACACTACGAAAAGAAAAACAAAACCTATGCTGATGCTGTTATGACGGCACAGCTAACACGCATCTTACGAGATGGGGAGTACAATTACACTACAGGAGAAGTACAACTATGGCAGCCATTGACCCTACAATAGATGAAGGCTATCCAGCTATTGACGAAGCACTTATTCTTAAATTAAAAGAAAAATTTCCAGAGCGATGCCCAAGTATTGATATGACGGATCGTGAGATTTGGTTATATTCTGGTCAGGTAAAGCTGGTAAATATTCTAGAATCCGTTTATATTGAACAAAACAACCTACAGGATTAAAGCTATGTGCAGAGGCGGTGGTGGTAACGACAAGGCAGAAGCCGAAAGGAGACACAAGGAACAAATGGAACTGCAAAGGGAACAAATGCGTATCCAGCAGGAACAGTTCGAGAGAAATCTTGAAGAACAAAGAAAGAGGTTTGAGGCACAGCAAGCAGCTGCTCAGGCACAAGCTCCATCAGTACCAGAACAGATAGCTGAAGTGGCTGCAAGTGCAACAGAAATAGCTCCTGCTCCATTAACTGATCCTTCTGTAAACCCTGCTAACCAAACAACAGCTGCTGGCGCTGCTGCTATGCAGATTGGTAATGCTGTTGCGCCACTAACACAAAAAGCTGGTGCAGGAAGAAGAAAATACAGGACTGATTTACTTCCAGCTGGCGGTGGATCAGGAAGTTTAATGATTCCAAATACATAAATGAAGATTAGACTTACTAACAATGTCGACACGCAGTCAGCGTTGTATGGCTCGTCAGGTGGTACAGCTGCGCAACGCTACGAGCAGTTGCGTGTAGATAGAAACTCTCCATTACAACGAGCAAGAGATTGTAGTAAGGTTACTATTCCTGGATTAATAGAAGACGAGAATTATGGAGATGCTGGTAGGTTGCCTACTCCATATCAATCATTAGGTGCAAGGGGTGTAGGTCACATGACATCTAAACTTGCCGTCACTCTTTTTCCTACAAACGAAAATTTTTTTAAATTAGAAATAGATAGCTTGGCATTGCTTGCAGCTAATCAAGATCCACAAATGATAACTGAATTTGATTCTGCTTTGGTAAAGGTAGAACAAGCGGTGATGAGACAGTTAGAAGTATTAGGTGGGCGTGCTGCTATGCACGAAGCAATAAAGCATTTACTTGTAGGAGGAAACGTATTGCTATATGTAAGTGACGAAGGAATAAAAGTTATACATTTAGATTCTTATGTACTATGCCGTGACCCTATGGGTAACGTAACAGAAATAGTAGTCGAAGAAGAAATATTTAAGGATGCACTTCCAGAAGAATACTTAGAAGAGGAACAAGAAGAGGATTACGATGAGATGGAAAAGAGAATGGTTAAGATATATACCTGTATTAAATATATGGATGGTCAATGCCATTGGTATCAAGAAATAAAAGGCAAAGAGATACCAGGCACACATGGTAAATGCGCAGCAGAAGTATCTCCCTGGATCGCATTACGCCAGGATCGAGTGGATTCAGAAATGTACGGAAGGTCGTATGTTGAGCAGTATTATGGCGACCTACTTGGATTAGAAAATTTATACAAAGCTATACTTGAAGCAAGCGCAAGCCTAAGTAAAGTTTTATTTTTATGTAATCCTAATGGTACAACAAGGCCACGCACACTCAGCCAGGCATCGAATGGAAGTATCGTACAAGGCAACGCTGCCGATGTCACAGTCTTACAGGCTGCTGGTAAATCACAAGATTTACAGATAGCTAATCAAACAATAGAACGTATAGAACAAAGGTTAGCTTTTGCTTTCATGCTTAACACAGCGATACAAAGACCAGGAGAAAGAGTAACAGCAGAAGAGATAAGATATATGGCACAAGAATTAGATGCTGGTATCTCTGGTTTATATTCCATACTTAGCCAAGAACTACAGCTGCCACTTGTAAGACGACTAATACATATACTTCGCAGGAAGCGCAAGTTACCTGACTTTCCTAAGAGTGAAGTAACAGGAGAACCATTAATTAAAGAGAAAGCAGTTACAGGTATAGAGGCTATTGGTCGTGGCGATGATCGAAATAAACTTATAGACTTTATACAAACTGCTAACCAGGCTCTTGGACCAGAGGTTATGGCTAGGTATTTAAATGTCGAAGAAGCATTACGCAGACTTGCAGCTAGTGGTTCTATTGATACAACTAACTTAGTTAAAACTCAACAAGAGTTACAACAGGAAGCAGCTGCACAAGCAGAACTAGCACGCCAGGAACAGCAGCAGTCGTTGCTTGAGACAGGAATTAAATCCCCTGCTATGGCGCAAGCAGTTAAAAACTTCCAGGGTGCAGATCCCGATAGGGCTGCCCAGGCGCTTCAAGCTATTACTAATCAAACAGGAGGTATTGATGCCGAGCAATTCGCAGAAGCAACCCAAGAAATCGGTTAAGAAACCTGTCTCTGATGCACCTGTAGTTACAGGAGTAAGAGAGATAGTTATACAGGGGGAAGAGAACTCAGAACCCACAGCTTCTTTCACAGCTGCAAAACGTGATCCAAAAACTAACGAAATTATTATTAGCTAACTATGCCAGAACCAGTAACTATTAGAGAAGAACCTACCACAGCTGTAGATCCTAACGCCACGGAGGAACAACAGATTGCCCAAGAGGATAATGTTGAGATCCAAGGGGAGGAGAAACTATTAGCTGGTAAATACAGAAGCCAAGATGAATTAGAGAAAGCGTATCTTGAGCTACAAAGAAAACAAAGTCAACCTCCAGAACAAAGAGAGGAGATAGCAGAGTCACAGCCACAGACTGCAAAAGAAATTTACGGAGATTTCGTAGGAGGCAAGTTAGAAGAAGCTGGTGTTGACTATGGCAGCATGAATGAACGCTGGCAAAAAACTGGCAAGCTAGAAGATGCTGATTATGAGCAGCTACAAGGTGCTGGTTTTACCAGGGAAATGGTTGAATCATATCTTGATGGCGTGCAATACAGAACCACAAAAGATAATCAACTATCAGTACAACAGGCTACTGACTTGCAAAATGAGTATGGTGGCGCAGAACGCTACAGACAAATGACTGAATGGGCTGCACAAAACTTTACTGAATCAGAGCGCACAGCATACGACAAGGCTATGAAGTCAACTGATATTGACTATGTAAGACTTGCAGTAGATGGACTCCAGGCACGTTACATGGCAGCAACAGATCAAGAGCCAAGACTGATAGGTGGTAGGTCATCCAGAGGATCAAGTAATGATGTCTTTGAATCAAATGCACAGCTGGTAGAAGCTATGAATGATCCTCGATATTCAAGAGATTCAGCATATAGAAAGAAAGTTGCAGATAAATTAGGTCGATCTAACATACTTTAAACGCTATAGTTAGATCAACCTAGACCTTCTAACAGAAGCAAAGCCCTTTGCGAAGGACACCTTATGCAGAAGTAATG